CAAATAATCAATCGATTGACCAGTTTGCGCAAGTCTCTGTGTTGCAAGAATCTTTTCAGCCGTTTGACCCATCGCCCTAACTTCCACATTCCCATCAGACCAGTCATAGTATATGCCACGACTTGGTAGAGAACACACTTCCCAAGGAATCAATTGTTCTGTGGGAACATTAAGAAGATTATTTAAAAACTCTTCGGTGGTTTCCCCTGGAGCACTAATATCGCCTAAATCCGCGACTCTTGAATCCATCACATTAATTTCGGGATCAACTGATTCTGAAGATGCTGGCGAAGATACTGGCGAAGATGCTGGTGGAGCAACATCTGGCCCGTCAATATTTAGTTCTTCTTCTTGCGACACCTTAACATCTTCAGGTTTTTCGGACTTTGAATCTTCTGGTTTCTGTATGTCAGACATAAAATCACCTTACAAGCTATATTAATAATTTACGAATTATTTACTTACGAGTATCCTAAAACGCGAACCATACTGTTCTATACCCCCGCAGGCTCTTCTACAGCCCAATCATATGTCAAAGTCACTTCTACAACTTTAATATCACTACTAGTATATGTCAAATCACCATGTTTAATTTGCGAAGGCCAACTATTCATCAAAACCCACTTATTGACGGCAGTATAATCTGGTAAATATGTGGTCAATCTGGACTCCTGCTTATAAGTATCAACAGTTGCAATACCATACTCTTGATCCCATATTGTTTCTCTCCATTGCTTAATGGTCGCAAGCATCCCTGCAGTATCATACCATGTGATTTTCACATCATCCCAATTCACAGATTTAGCAAATTTATATTCCAGAGAAGCACCCATCACTGTTTCTTTGGTGGTCGTAAACACTGGCAAAGTCATCTCTTTAACATTTACCAAATGAGATCTTTGGCCTGAAGGAACATCACTAATAATCTGTTCTATTTCCCACGTATATGTATAATAATATTCCGTAGTTTCCGACGCAAACGCGATCCCCGTGCCTCCTTCGGCATTAACAACAAATCCTGGCATTTGTCCCACTTTCACTAAGAAGGTTGACTTTCAACAACCCTATCTACTTGCAATGTTATAGTAATGTCGGCAATAGCAGTTTCGGCATATTGAAGGTCTGATGGTGATACTTTAGATGGCCAGCAACCATACAACTGATATAACCAAAGCGAACTACCATCACCGCCCAGCATTTCTAAAGAACAATTTTTTCTGTAATCAGCGGGCTTAAATTGTTTTGAATTAGACGTATCAATCATGCTATTCCGCCACCAATCATAAATAGCAGATGCCGTATTATCCATGCCTCCAGACGAAACCACATCGTATATGGTCATTTCTATCGGATTCCACTTGTGCTTCCCTGGCCTGTAGATTAGGTCTTGGCCACTATGCACTGTAATGACTTCTGCTTCAAAAGTTGGTCTTGTTACTTTATGAGCATATATCAATACGTCTTCAAGCGGGTTTAATAACGTCAGCAAATATCTATGTCTTCTACCAGTTTCAACAGTATTGGGCGGATTTCTTGCTGGATTTCCAACGCCATCTATTAAAAATCCTGGCATTATCTCTACCTATAAAACGGGGGGCCTGTTTAGGCCCCCCTTAGATCACAGTAAATATTGCGGCTTACGATTTAGAGCGAATTGCCCTGTCGTATCTTAATGTTGCTTCGCAAGTTAAAAGGTCAGTGGAAGAGTAATCTAATTCTTGAAAATTCACAGCTGACGGCCAGCAACCATACATGTTCCACGTTTCACTCGAATTGCCCGCGCCATCTGTAACCGATAATTGTGCATCTGACTTATAAGCAGAAGGAGAATTGACTGTAACGGTCTGCAAATCAGTAACACTTTCCAACCAATTATAAACTTCTCCAGAAATATCCGGATTTTGCTCCGAATCATACCAAACCAACGTAATTGGATCCCAAGACTGCTTACCAGCAAAGTAAGCGACTTCCTGGTTGTGGTGCATTTCTGGTTCTTCAAATTTAAAACTCGGTCTGGAAGCAGACTGTAAGATCAACAACGCTTGAGGGCTAACCGGCCCCAACGTTTCAAACAGCCATCTGTGTTTACGTCTAATTTCTATGGTGTTAGACGGACCATTTGGGTCACCACCAGCATTAACAACATTAAAACCTGGCATTTAAAATCCCTCCAATGGGCTATTATTATGCATTTGACACAACACCACCAGCAGCAAGAACTTCTTCAGCAGAAAAACTTGCGCCGGTGCGGAGAATTACAAGATTTAACACAACAAACTCAACAGTACGAGTAGGTTTAAGGAAAACTGAAACCCACAATTCGTTTCTGTCAATTCTTTCTGGAGTGTTGTTAGTCTCGTCACAAACAACCTTGAATGCTTGCAACCCTCTCCTCGCTGTGATATCAGCCAAAAATGGATTAACAGTATTTCTAACTTGCGACCAAAGAACTGAATCATTAGGTTCAAAAACAAAGTTTCTGAGTGTTTTTGTAAGATTCTTCTTTAAGAAAATCAACAACATCCTAACATTCACGCGATCCAAAGCAGACGATGTTCTCTTGAGCGTTCTCTGCCCCCAAACCGTGATTCCATCCTGCGGGAATTTGACAAGTGGGTTGACAGCATTACCAGAACCATAGAGAGCATCCCGCTCACCTTGAGTCGGAGAATATTCAACATCCAAAGCCGTCAGCAGATGGCCACGCTGCAAACCAGCCGGAGCAAACCACTGTTCTCTTTCACGAGCTGTGCGTGAGAAAACAGCAGACACATGGCCGGATGGCGGTACCCAAACTTCCTGACTGGAAAACTGGTCAAAAATTTTGACCCATCCCCAATACAATGCACCATAGCTACTATTAATAGCAGAGGAAACATCAGATAACAGCATCCCATTGTGCCAATCGATGGCCTGCTGTGGTCGAAGCCCAAACGGAGGATCAACAATCATCAAGACATCGCCACGGCTTTCACACATTTGCAACCCAGTGCCAATAACAGCACCGCTAGAGAACCCAGGAATCACCAACAAGTTGATATCAAGAGATTCTGGGTTCTGGAAAGCATAAATGCCGGAATTAGTCGACGGGTTGCCAATAACCGCAGAATCCAATTCGCTGGAATAGGCTGGATCAGCCGGAATCCCATTTTGCATGCCACGGAATGACTTGTTGAAAAACTGTGATGGTAATCTCACAGCGTATGCATTAGTGCCAGTGACAACACTTTTGTTGTTGTTCAAGTATGCTGGTCGCGATTCCCAGTTAACAAATTGATTGCCATTTGTTCCACCAAGCGTGGTGCCTTTATTGACCAAATTGCCAATATATCTTTCATCTCTCTGGTCGAAAGTGAAATCACTCAGTGTTTCAACAACGGCACCAAATCGATCTTTAACAACTAATCTGTAACGACCAGCTGTTTCACCAACACCATCTAGAAATGCTTCTAAATCAACTGAATGAGCATCAATACCAGCACTATTACCCAACCATGTGCCGGGTGAAGTGGCAACAAACCATCCGACGATGTTTGCGAAATATCCAGTGTCAGACGTGCAGGTTGCGCTGAGAGCGTCGGTTTCACAAGACAATGGGGTTGAAGCATCGGTCTCACCAGAAGCAGGCAACACTAATCGGTTATCGCCAAATCCCCGATACGATTTACGGTATGGGAAACTAATGTCAAGTTCTTCTGCAAATCGCAATGTGCGAATGTTTGAGTAATCTGCCACCATCTGCAGGGTGTCAAATTGTCTACCGGTCGCGGCAACAATCACAACTTTTTTCGACCCATCAGGAACCGTCAACGCAAATGAATCAAACAGCGTCTCTCCAGCAACTACACCAGCCACATCAATAGATGCTGCTAAAGCAGTTTCAGTTTGATCATTGCCAACAGGAACATTAAATTGCACTCGTTTGGTAGTTAACCCAGAAACAGCAGAAGTGGTCGTTGTTGGAGAAAGCGATGAAGAAGCCGCAGACCCCACTAAATCAAGCACAACCCGATTGTTCGAAGTAGAAATATCATACGAACCGCTAGCCACGCTAATCAAATGGCTTCTTGGAATGTCATAGACCCATTCTTCTGTTCCTACTTCCAACGCCCATGCTTTACTAGCATTTGTACCACTTATAATCTGAACTCGTTCGCCAGCAGTGGTTGTCCGAATTTGAGGAATATTAGTCCCATCTGCTAATTCATGGGACACCATCGAATAATCTTCACTCGACAACAATGCATTGAATGCAGTTACAAAAGTGTCAAGATCAGAATAAGTGGTAGAACCAAACGTGTATTCTGTGCCAGCAACGCCATCT